GACGACCGGCGGGGCCGGGCGGTGGTGCGCTTCGGGAGGAGCGGGCGGGCCGATGAGATTCTGCGCGACGTGGCCGATGGCATCCGTCGGCATGTTTCGTTCGGCTACATGGTGCATGCGATCGAGATCGAGAAGCGCAAGGGCGCCCCCGATCTGGTGCGCGTCACCGATTGGGAGCCTTACGAAATCTCTCTGGTGAGCGTCCCTGCTGACCCGACGGTGGGCGTCGGCCGATCGCAGGAAATCCCGCCAGAGGATCAGGGCACCCAGCCGGGCCAGGCTGCCAACACATCGCGGGCAGCGCCCGAACCGAAACCCCAAGGGAAACGTGACATGCTGAAAATTCTCCGCAATGCGGCGGGCGCGCTGGTCGAAGCCGAAGTCGATGACGCCGGCAACATCATCCGCGAAGTGCGCGTGATCGAACCTGCTGGCGCTGAGCGCGGCGCGGGCGAGACTGCCGAGCGCGGCCGCGTCAACACGATCCTCGATCTGGGTCGGCAATACGACGCGGACGAGCTTGCGCAAACCGCGATCCGCGACGGTCGTTCCGTCGACCAGTTCCGCGCGGCTCTGCTCGAGGCGATGGGCAATGCGCGCGGTGGCCGTGCCCTGACCGAGGGCGGCAATCAGGTCGGTCTGACCGATCAGGAAGTGCGCCAGTATTCTTTCCTTCGCCTGTTCCGGGCGATGGCTAACCCGCAGGATGCGGCCCTGCAACGCGCCGCTGCCTTCGAATTCGAATGCGCGACGGCAGCTGCTCAGCGTGCTGGCCGCACCCCCAAGGGCGTGCTGATCCCTGCTGACGTTCTGGTGCGCGCAATCAACACCGGTACTGGTGGCGCGGGTGCGGGCGACACCGGTGGTTTCCTGGTGGCAACGAACCTCCTGTCGCAGTCGTTCGTCGAGCTTCTGCGCAATCGCACTACCGCGCTGCGCCTTGGCACGGCAATGGGCGGTCTGGTTGGCAACATCGACATTCCGACCCAGGCAGGCGGCGCCACCGGTTACTGGATGGGCGAGGACGATGAGGCGACCCTGTCGGCGATGGAGTTCGACCAGATCGGCCTTCGCCCGAAGACCGTGGCCGGGATGACCGAGATCACCCGCCGGATGCTGATGCAGTCGAGCCTCGACGTCGAGGCGCTGGCTCGCCGCGATCTGGCAACCGCTCTGGCGATGGCGATCGACAGCGGCGCCTACTACGGCGAGGGGTCTGACCACCAGCCTCTGGGCATCACCCGCGTGAGCGGCATCAACGTGGTCGACTTTGGCACCGACGGCGGTGGCGCCGGTACCGGCCAGATGCCGAGCTATGCCGATGTCGTCGCGATGGAAACCGAGATCGCGGCCGATAACGCTGATGTCGCGAGCATGGCTTACGTCTTCAACGCCCGGATGCGCGGTCACTTCAAGACCACGCCGAAGTTCTCGTCTGGCACCGATCAAGGTGTGATCTGGGAAAACGGTGGCACCGTGAACGGATACCGTTCCGAGGTCACCAACCAGATCAGCAACGGCGACGTGGTCTTCGGCAACTTCGCAGATCTGATCATCGGCATGTGGGGCGGCCTCGACGTGACCGTCGATCCCTTCACCCACTCGGCCCGTGGGCGCATCCGCATTGTCATGATGCAGGACGTCGACATCATGGCCCGCCGCGTGCAGTCGTTCTGCCTCGGCCGCGACACCACCGCCTGAGGGCTGACTTGATCTGACGGGGCCGGGAGACTGGCCCCGCATCACCATTCCGGGGGCCGATATGGCGAAGACCTACAATCTCAAGATCACCTCAGCGACCGTCATCGCCGGTAACGTGGTCGGCGCGGGCAAGATCGCGCGCGATGTCGATGACCGCCTCGCGCGGCGCCTGCTGAGCGCTGGCAAGGCAGAGCTGTTCGACGGGCCGCTGCCTGAGGCGGAAGAGGCCGAGGGCGAGGCAGAGGGAAACACCGGCGCCGATGGCGCAGGCGAACCCGCCGCCGCAAAGAAATCTGGCGCTAGCGCCAAGGCAAAGAAGGATGATGCGGAATGATCGGCTCGATCAAGCAAGTCGCGGCGCTGGCCGTGGTAGGCGCAACGGGTGGCTTGGCCTCGGTGACGCTTTCGGAGTTTCACGGTCGCGCCAAGCTGATCCTGATGCACAGCGCTACCGGTTCCCCTGGTGAGACCATCGCGATCAAGGTGCAGCACCGCAACGGGGCCGATGCCTTCGAGGATGTTCCGGGCGCGGCCTTTGAGCAGCTAACCAACGCGGGCGGCGGCACGAAGGAAATCGAGATCGACGCCGACGGCCTGAAAACCGATGTCCGCCTCCACGCCACCTGCTCGGCCAGCGCAGACGCGACCATCGCGGCCGTTCTGGTCGGCCGGAAGCAGTACGGCGGCTGACGCCGTGCCCTTCAAGGAAGACCTTGACCAGTTCCTGCGGGTCGATGACTTCGCACACGCCTGCGAGCTTTGGCTTGCAGGCGGTGTCGTTCGTGCCGTGGCCTGCATCTTTGACGAGCCGTCGGTGGATGCAGGAATCGGCGGGCGTGATCAGAGCGGGCGGTCAAGGGTCCCGGGCTACACCTTCGATACCACGACGCCGCAGGTGATTGGCCGCGCGATCGATTTCGCGGGCGTGGCGCGTGGCGACATTCTTGTGATCGAGGGCCGCGAGTTCGACGTCATGGCATCGCCGCAAGTCGACGGTACCGGCATGGCGGTCTTGCGGCTGTCGCCGAGGCCCGGGCAGGGCGCTCGATGACCGATCGCTGGTCTTATCGCGTATCCCGGCCAGACGTTTCGCTCGAGATCAATCTGCGGGATGTGAACCGCGTGATCGCCGAACTGCAGGCCAGCGATCTCGACGTGAAGAAGGCGGCGAACCGTGCGCTGCGCCGCACCGCAGTCGCAATGCGGGTAAGGGTCAGCAAGGCCGTGGTGCCCGAGCTGCAGATGCGCCGCGCGGGCGATATCCGCCGCCGGCTGAAACAGATGCGGCAGCGCATCAACAAGGACGGGGGCATGATCGGGATCTGGGTCGGCCTCAACGACCTGGCGGTGTCGCAGCTCAAGGGGCGGATGCGCGAGTATCCAGCGGGTGCGGCTTTCCGGTCGATCGAATACCCGGGCGCCTTCATCGCACGCGTCCGTGGCAGGCGGTCGATATTCAAGCGTGCCGCAAAGGGCCGGTTCCCGATCTCGGAGCAGACCGTGCCGATCAAGGATCAGATCGATCCGATCCTCGAGGACGATGTGTTCCCCGATCTTGTCGACGTGTTCCTGAAGAACTTCATGTCTGACCTTCGGGCCCGGACTGTCTTTGGCGTGGGGAAGTAAATGCCGCTACCTGATACCGAGATCGACCTTGACGCGCTGATCGATGCGATCACGACCTCGATCGGCACAGCCTTCCCGGTGTTTGCCACGGTCGAAGCGTATCGGGAGGATCGCAAGTCCTTGCTATTGCCGGCTTGCCTGGTACAGCTGGTCGACCTCGAGCCGACGGATGACATCGGCACAGAGCAATTGCCTGTCGTCGCCCACTTCGAGGCGCAGGTGATCCTGGGCTTTCGCACAGATGCGGTGAAGCGCGCTGCGCCAAAGCTGGCCGCATCGTTCGCCCTTCATATCAGGGCAAAGCGCTGGGGCTTGCCGGTTGAGCCAGCAACCGTGACGGCGATTGAACCAGACACTTTCGATCCGCGCCTCGACGAGTTTGAGGTCTGGCGGGTGGACTGGCAGCAGATCATCCATATCGGCGAGAGCATCTGGAACGACGACGGCACGTTCCCGACGGAGGTGCTGGTCTCCTTTGTCCCTGACATCGGTTTGCCAAACGAGAGCGATTACCAGCCAACTATTGGAGGAGAGCCATGAACGGATTTGCTCTGTCCGATCTCGAGCGCCGCCTTGCGAACGTGGTGCGCTATGGCACGATCACCGAGGTCGACGCCGCAAACGCCCGCGCCAAGGTCACTTTTGGCGGTGAGACCGACTCGGCTTGGTTGCAGTTTTCCACCAGTCGCGCCGGTGGCGCGCGAGTGTGGTCGCCACCGATAGCCGGTGAGCAGGTCGTGGTTTTTTCGCCAATGGGGGACACGGCCCAAGGCGTGATCATGGGCAGCCTGCCTAACGATGCTTTTCCGCCTCCGAGCGGCGACGGCGGGACATACCAGATCGATCTGCCCGGCGGGGTGTCAATCTCTGTCGCGGGCGGCGCGATCAGCATCACCGCGCCGGGGAACATCACGGTGAACGGTGACGTGATCGCCAATGGCATCAGCCTGGAAACGCACCTTCACTCTGGTGTGGTGCCGGGCGGCAGCAACACCGGGCAGCCGGTGGGTTGAAAAACCGCCAGAGGATAGGCGCCGCCGCGCCCTGCATCCTCGCCGCATGATTGGCACCAGCGCGACCACCGGGCGGGCCCTGTCGGGGATCGACCATCTGCGACAGAGCATACGCGACATTCTGACGACCCGTGTCGGCACGCGGGTGATGCGTCGTGACTACGGGTCGCGGCTGCCTTCGCTGGTCGATGCGCCGCTGAACGACGAGACGCTGGTCGACCTCTATGCCGAGACGGTTACAGCTCTGGTGACATGGGAGCCCCGGATTGATGTGCAGCAAGTTACGGCGACCCAGCCGTCGCCCGGCAAGGTCGAGCTGTCGTTGGAGGGGATTTACACCCCGACGGGTGAGCCGGTGACAGTGGACGGGATTGAGGTGCTGTAATGGCCGGGACATACACCGCAATCGATCTGTCGCAGGTTCCAGCGCCCAGCGTGGTCGAGACCATCGATTTCGAGGTCATCCTCGCCGCGATGATCGCTGACCTGCAGGTGCGCTGGCCGGAATTCACCGCCCTTGTGGAAAGCGATCCTGCGTACAAGATCCTCGAGGTCTGTGCCTATCGTGAGACGGTCCTGCGCCAGCGGATCAACGAGGCGGCGCGATCTGTCATGCTGGCTTATGCCACTGGCACCGATCTCGAAAACCTAGCCGCGCTTTTCGGCGTGACCCGACTTGTAATTGATCCCGGCGATCCGGAGGCGCTGCCGCCGGTGCCCGCGACGATGGAAAGCGATACGGATCTGCGCCGACGTGTGCAGCTTTCGCTCGAGGGATACAGCACGGCAGGGCCGTCCGGGGCCTATATATTCCATGCGCTTTCGGCTGACGGTGACGTGTTGGATGCCAGTGCGATCAGCCCGGCGCCCGGTGACGTTCTAGTCTCGGTCTTGTCCCGCACGGGCGATGGCACGGCATCCCCGGCTCTGCAGGCGGCTGTCGAGGCGGCGCTATCGGCTGAGGACGTGCGGCCGCTCTGCGACACAGTCGGGGTGCAATCCGCAGAGATCGTCGAATATGCGATCACCGCGACCCTTCGCTTCAACCCGGGCCCGGATTCGGCAACCATCCTTGCGAATGCGGAAGCCGCCGCTGCAGCCTATGCGGCGGCACAGCACCGCCTCGGCCTCGATGTCACGCTGTCAGGGATTTACGCCGCCCTGCATCAGCCGGGTGTGGCGCGGGTCGATCTCGCGTCGCCAACCGGCAACATCGCGATCAGCCTCGAGCAAGCGAGCTGGTGCACTGCGATCACCCTGACAGATGGGGGTGTGTTGTAATGGTCGACAGCCTGCTTCCGGACAATGCGACCGAGGCCGAGCTTGAGATCGAGCAGGCAACGGCTCGGATCGTGTCGGCTGGTGCGCCGCTGCGGCCCTTGTGGAACCCGGAGACCTGCCCGGCAGAACTGTTGCCGTGGCTGGCTTGGGCGCTGGGCGTCGATGAATGGGAGGCCAGCTGGACCGACGAGCGAAAGCGCGAGGTGATCGCGGCCTCGGTCGACGTGCACCGCCACAAGGGCACCGTGGCCGCGGTGCGCCGCGCGATCGCCGCGGCTGGTCTTGGCGATGCGCAGCTGGTCGAGAAGTACGGGCGCAAGAGATACGACGGCTCCATCCTGCATGATGGCGCATTCAACCACGACGAGCCTGATCATTGGGCCGAGTACAGGATCTTCCTTTCTCGCCCAATGGCGATCGAGCAGGCGAACCAGGTGCGCCGGATCGTGGCATCGGTGGCGCCGCTACGCTGCCATTTGAAAGAACTCAACTTCACGCAGTCGATGCACCTCTATGACGGGGCAGTGATGCACGACGGCACGTACACTCATGGGGTGGTCTGATGGCTGATCTTGTCGAAAATTCCGAATTCCCCGAGGGGGTATACCAGATCGAAACCACCGATCCCGTGATTGGCGGTGCCCCTAACGTGGGTACCGGCGCGGGGATGTCGAACATTCCGCACCTCTTGCTGGCCAACCGGACCCGCTGGCTGAAGAACGCCTTTGACAGTGTGATCGCCGGTCTGACCGACTTTGTGACCCGACCGCAGTTTGAAAGCACTCAGCGCCCTGCAACGACCGAGTTTGTCCGGCGCGAGATCGGCAACCTGCGTGGGCAGGTGTCGCTCACTTCATCGACGACGCTCACATCCGCCCATACCGGCATGCGCGTGCTTCTTCAGACCAATGGCACGATCACGCTGCCCTTGCTTTCAACTGTGCCTGCCGGGACTGTGTTCTTGCTGATCGCCGGGGCGGGTTACACGCCTACGATTCAGGCCTCGGGCGCTGACGTCATTTTCGTGGCCGGCGGGTCTTCTGCGGTCGCTCTGCCCTCGCGTGGCTCACTCTATCTCGTCGCGGGCACAGTAAACTGGAACGGCGATATGGGCGACTTTGCATTGACAAAGTCACCGCTCTTCGACGCGTCCTTGAGCGCGAACGGCTACCAGCGCCTGCCGTCCGGGCTGATCATCCAGTGGGGCAGCGGGACAACGCCGGGCAGTGGGACTACTGCGGTCTCCTTCCCAATCGCCTTTCCGACGGCTTGCAGATCACTTGCCTTTGCTGACGTCAACGCTGGCACGGCTACATCCCAAGCTCATATGATCGGCTACACAGGGCTCACCGCTTCCGGGTTCAGCGCTTCGGGCTGGCTGCACGATGGCAGTCAGGCAACGTCAAATTACAACTACATCGCAATCGGGCACTGACATGACCAAGTTTTTCACCGCTTCTCCCTTGGCCTTCTACGCCCCGGAGATCCACGGCGAGGCAATTCCAGCCGGTGCCGTGGAGATCTCTGACGAGGAACATGCAGCCCTCATTGAGGGGCAAGCTGCGGGCCAGATCATCGCAGCTGGGCCTGATGGTCGCCCGGTGCTTCAGGACCGCCCCGCACTGACGGAAGCGGAATTGCTGGCCATAGAGCGCCAAAGCATGCGGTGCTCGCGCTTCCAGGCGCGCGCCGCGTTGCATGCCGCAGGGCATCTTCCCGCGATCGAGGCAGCGGTTGCCGCAGCGCCCGCTCTTGTGCAGATTGCCTGGGCCGACGCGACCGAATTCCGGCGCGACAGCCCTGCAATTGCCACCCTCGCTGCTGGCCTCGGGATGAGCGATGCGGACATCGATGACATGTTCAGAACTGCGATGCAGATCACGGCGTAACCCTGCGCCGCGCCTTGGAAACCTTGAGCCGCCCGCCCGGGCGGCTTTTTCTTGGAAATCGCGCCAGAGGATAGGGCGGGGCGCTGTCGCCATTCTGCGGGCAGAGATTTCAACCCGCATGTGAGGCACCAATGCCCGAGACTTTCCTCCACGGCGTCGAGGTGATCGAGATCGACACCGGCCCGCGCCCGATCCGCACGGTCCGGTCGTCGGTCATCGGTATTGTCGGCACCGCCCCCGATGCTGACCCCGCCGCATTCCCGCTCAATACCCCGGTCCTGATCGCGGGCAGCCGCGCCGAGGCCGCGCTGCTGGACATTACCGAGGAGCAGACCGGCGCGGGCACCTTGCCGCGCGCGCTCGACGGGATCCTCGACCAGATCGGCGCAGTCGTCGTGGTGGTGCGGGTCGAGGAGGGCTCTGAGGGTAACGAGGCGGAGACGCTGGCAAACATTCTGGGCGGCGTGAACGCGACCACCGGCCAATATGAGGGCGTGCACGCGCTCCTCGGCGCGGAATCGGTGGTTGGGTATGGCCCGCGCATCCTCTGCGTTCCGGGGTTCACGCACCAGCGCCAGAGCA